AAAAGATTTAACAAATGAATTATATATTAATATTACTTTGTTATGAATTTATCAGGTCACAAATAGTTTCACTTTGGTACTACATAATAAAAAAAATAAACAAATGAAAGACACAATAGTAGAATCAGTTATAGAACAATTTAAACAGCGTTCTGAAGTAGGAATAAAGAAATATAATACAACATTAGACAGAACAGATTTAAGTCGCTTACAATGGCTACAACACGCACAAGAAGAAGCAATGGATTTAATTTTATATTTAGAAAAATTAAAACAATATGACAAAGAGTAAACAATCACCACTGCAAAGAATAAATAGAATAATGGATTTCCTTTGGAAGCGTGGAAACAATAAAGAATCTGTTAACGAAGTATATCGTAAAATAATAATTCAAAAGCTATCTAATAAAAGGTAGCTTTTTTTATTTTGTTAATATTATGTTAATTTTTAATAAAAAGTTTTTTAATGTAAATAACTTGTTTATATTTGCATATATAATTAAACAACTAAAAATAATGATAAAGCAAAATATTAAAAAAGTAAAAATAACAATACCAAATGAATCTGTATTGAAGTTAGTTACAAATACTCCTTTATTTAAAAGATTGACTAAATTAAAACTTGCTTTAGGTGAAAATATTGAACAAGTAAATCATTATCAATTTTCAGAACAAATGAGAATGTTTCCTTTAGCAGGAGCAGAAATAGAAGAAATAAATTAACAACTAAAAACAAAAACAATGACACAGCAAGAAATTATTGACAGATTAGAAAACATTACTTGGTTAATGGCAGAAGTAGAAAACACTTATGTTAAACACGAATTAGAAGAAATTACAGAAGCTTTAAAAGCACAATTTAATTATTCTGATGCTTACGAACAAGAAGTAAAAGACGTATTAAATTACGATGAAACAATGTTTAATTTAAATAACATAAAAATAAGATAATGAATGAACAAGCATTAATTAAGATTCAATCTAAAGTAATTGGTTTAGATAGAGAATTAAAAGAATACATAGAAGAATTAATGTCAGGTCAAGGTTTACTAAACGAAGACCAATTAGGCAAAATGATTAACAGCACTACAAGAGAATTAAGTATTTATAACTATATTTTAAAACTAATAATAATAAATGGAAACAACAATTAAAACTTTCGACAACAAAATTTGGGACAAACAAGAACTTTTAGATAATATGTATGAAGATGATTTTTACTATGGATATTTAGGTAAAAACGCTTTAAGTAGTTCAAGTTTAAAAATGCTTATACAATCACCAAAAACTTATAAATACGTTACTAAATATGGTTCAGGTGAATCACAAGCTTTACGTGATGGTAAATTATTTCACACAATGATATTAGAACCACATAAGATTGATGACTTGGTAATAGTAGACGTAGCAACAAAAGCAGGGAAAGCATACAAAGAAGCAAAGGCACAAGGTTTAGAAGTTTACACTACAAAAGAAATAAAAGATGCAGAACGTTTAGCGGATGCATTATTAAGAAATGATGAAGCAGTACATTATATGAACAAATCACAATTTGAAATACCTGCAATAGCTATGATAGATGATATACCATTTAGAGCAAAAGCAGATATACTAAAAGATAATATGATTGTGGATTTAAAAACTACTACAGGTTTAAATGAATTTAGATATTCTGCTGCTAAATATAGTTATGATTTACAAGCGTATTTATATCGTGAAATGTTTGGTGTAGATAACTTTATTTTTGTTGCAATAGACAAGGGTAGTTTAGATATAGGAATCTTTGAATGTAGTGATGAATTCTATGAAAGTGGCAAACGTAAACTTGAACAAGGCATAGCAAACTATAAATACTTTTTTGGAAGTGATGAAGTAGATTTAAATCAATACGTATTAAGAGGAGTATTATAAATGTTAAAAAAGTGTTAATTATTTTTGTATTTTAAAAATAAATAATAAATTTACATATAATTTAAAAACAAATAAATATGAAACTTACAAAGTACAACAAGAATTTAAAAATTGAAGGTAACAATGTTATTAGCTATAAGACAATAGTAGCCTTTATAGATTGGGATAATAAAGAAATAAATCAGTTAGGGTATTGGAGCCAAACAACACAAAAACATATTAATTATGTAGCTGATGAATTAAACTTAATACTTATAAAAGAATGAAACTATTTGATGATGATTGGGGGGTAGATAATTCCCCAATAGACAACACAGAAATAACTACTACAATGCTTTATTTTAGTGTAGAAGAATTAAAACAATTTAAGGCATTATGTAAAAAAGGTATTAAAAAAGAATTTGGTACAGAATACCAACAAAAAGGAAATTTAAGCGATTTATTATTAATTATTTTAAAAGAAAAATATGAAAACCTATAAACTAAAAAAGCAATTAACTGACGAACAAGCAGAAAAGTTAAAAGGAAAATACCTTAATGAAAATAATTACGACTTGTTAATTACAGAAGATGCTGATGGCTATGATTTAAATGGTAACTTATTATTTAGCTTTAGAAAAAATGCAATACCAATGGAAACATTAATTTTAGGTGTTAATTCATTTAAAGATAGTATTGAAGTAACAGAAAGCAGGGGTTACGCTTCAGGTAGCAGCCACAAACGTATTCGTAAAGATGGTTCAGTTAGTAATATAACTGTAGGTAATAAAGTTGAATCAGGTAGTGTAGGTTTTATGGATTCAGGGGCTATGGTTAAATATTGCAGGAAAACTGCTTTTGCTAAAAATTACTTTGACAAATATAAAGCAGGTATACCATTTGTTAAATTTATAGATGACAAATATAAAGAACTTTGTCCTGACCATTATGCAAAACAAAAATCAATAGCACAAGGTACAAATCAAAACTATGTTATAGGTGATACAGCTTTTACTACAGTAACAGTTAATAAAAACTTTAGAACAGCAGTGCATCAAGATGCAGGTGATTATCCTGATGGGTTTGGCAACTTAATAGCATACAGAGAAGGAAATTGGACAGGTGGGTATTTTTGTTTGCCTCAATATAAAGTAGCAATAGATTTACAAAACACTGATATACTTTTTGTTGATGTGCATAAATGGCACGGAAATACAGATTTTATTAATACTGAACAAGATTGGTTACGCATTAGTTTTGTATTATACTACAGGGAATATATGTATAAATGCAAACAACCTGCAGAAGAATTATTAAAAATGAAAATGGATAAAACAGGATACTTAAATTTATAAAAATGACAACACAAAGAAAACAAGAAAAAGGGTTTGAATTTGAATCATACATAATGGATTGGTTCTGTAAACAAAAAAATATTAACTTAAGTCATTACACTTTATTAAAAGAACAATTTGAAAAGGGTGAAAACAGGCAAGGTATTGAAATTAAAAACGACCAAAGGTTTATAGAAACAGGTAATTTATTTATAAGTATTGAACGTGATTATGGTTATACAAAATATGAAAGTGGTATTTACAAGAATCAAAGTTGGCTTTATGTAATAGGTAATGAACAAGAATTTTATATATTTGCTACCAAACATTTAAAACAATATTATGAATTTAATAAACCTGCATTATTCAGTGGCTTTAAAAGTGCAGCAGGTGGAACTGACAAAGGTTTTTTATTAAGCAAGAAACAAGCAGAAAGAATCTGCATAGAAAAAGTAACTAATCAAACTAAATTATTTTAAAATGGATCAATTAAATATATTAATAATTGGAAATTGTGGTGTTGGTAAAACATATGTATTGAAAAATATTATTAAAAATTTTAAGTGTCAAGAAATTAATAACATTGGTCAATTACATTATATAACAAATGGGTATATTAATGTAACAGGCAGGTATGACAACTCAACATTTGAAGGTAGTGATAAATTAAGTATGAGTGTTATGTTAAGTGTTGATGATTACCTAAAAAATGTTAATGGTATAAATATATTTGAAGGGGATAGGTTTACTAATAATAATTTCATAAAAAAAGCATTACCTTTTATAATAAAAATAAATGGCAACGGCGATAAAGGTAGGTTGTCAAGAGGTTCAAAACAAACAACAAGGCAGGTAAAAAGCATTGAAACAAGGGTAAACAATATAGCTTATGATTTTAGTTTTAGTGATAGTTTTGCAATAAAAAAATATTTAGATACATTACTATCTATAAATAATATAAAATTAATTCAAAAAGTTTTACAATCAGACAAAGAAAATTATACACATAAACAACAAACTTTATTTTAAAAATATGGAAATTACAGAAAGATTAAAAGAAATAATTAAGCAAGAAACAAACACAGATATAGAAATCAGAACACGTAAAAGGGAAACTGTAGAACTGCGTTCACTATACTGTAACATATTAAAAGAACTAAAGCCAAACAAAACACTACAAGCAATAGGTGATACATTAGAACTAAATCACGCTACAGTAATACACGCATTAAAGAACTATAAAATGTATGAAGAATATAACCCTGAATTAAAAAGATTTAAAGCAAGTGTGTTATCTTACTTTACAATGGATGAAACAGAATTAAAAGAATTATCCGGTATAGAAAAAGCAAAACACGAAATACATAAACTAACATTAGAAAACCATAATCTAAAAAGAGAACTAAAAGAACAAATAGAAACACCAAGATACGAACACAAAATAATAGATGAACTAAATACATTAATGACAAATACTAAGGGCACAATACAACACACATTAATTAAAGATAGATTAGAAGCATTTTACACAATGAATAAAAACATAAAACTATGACACCAAAAGAACGTGCTGAAATACTTTACAATAAATACAGCAAAGAATATAACAGAGCTGTATGTATGGGAACAATGCAACAAACAGAACATTGGAAACAAGTAACAAAAGAATTAATTAAACTTTATAAAAAATAATTATGGTAGATATAACTAAATGCGAAGATAATCTTTGCCCATCAAAAGAAACGTGTTATAGATACACTGCACCTGCATCAGAACATTATCAATCTTATGGTAAATTCAATCGTGAAGAAGATGAAGATAATTGCAATATGTATTGGCAAACTATAGAACCTGTTAAACAACAATAGTTTTTATTTATTATTAAATTGAATAATCAAATTATTTCAAGATGGAAAATAAAACTAATTACGGAGGTAAAAGAGAAAATGCAGGTAGAAAATCAAAAGCAGAAGAAGTGCAACTAATAGAAAAGTTAGGTGCATTAGAACCATTAGCATTTATGGCATTAGAAAAAGGTTTAGAAAATGGTGACTTTAAATTTACACAATTATTCTATAATTACTATGCAGGTAAACCACGCGAAACAAAAGATATAAATGTAACC